GTCATTCATGTTTTGTTTTTCGTCAAGAAACTTTCCTACGAAATTTCTAAAATCGCTTTGTTCATCTTTCACTTTTTCAGCATTGTTTACGTTAAATCTAAATTTCTTATCTCCAATATTATATTCAAAACCTTTGAATTTACTGTCAAAAACTTTATCAGTTTTATTTAAGAAAGTAGATTTAGCTTCATCTGCTACTCTTTGAGTCTCTTCTGACTCCTTGTTGTATCTATTAAAGAAATCCATAGCTTTTTGTTGTTCTGAAGTTAACTTACTCCCAGCTTTGATATCTTCATAGTATTTGGATTTGTTCTCTTCCAGTTGAGTTTTAGCGTTGGCAACTTGCTCTTTTAACGCTAATTTTTTTCTTCGTATATCTCTTTCGTCGTCTGTATCTTCGTCGTAAGAGAATTGATCTTCCATAAGGAAGTTAATTTCTTCTTTATTTAAGTGAGGTTTAGTTTGAGTATAATACTCTTCTAATAAACTCAAATTATCTAAATCACTATAATCTTGATTAAGTGTAACGTAATCATTTAAATCACCACCAGTTTCTTTCATGAATTCCATTAGTTTTTGGATATCTTTAGGAATTGATTCGCTAGTGGTTTTAGTTTCAGTTACAACCTCTTCAGCTTTTTCTTTTAGTTCTTCAACTACTTCTTCAGTTTCTTCACTTATAATTTCTTCTAAAACAGGTTGTTCAGTGTTTTCTTCTGTAGATCGTTCAACAACCTCTTTTTTATCAGTTGTTTCTTCAATAACTTTTTCTTGAACATCCTCGGCTTCTGTGTTATCAACTGGTTGTTCATTTTTCTCTGTTTTTGGTGGGTTACTTAAATCAACTTTAGTTATTGTTTCTTTAACAACTTCCGCTGGTTTTTTCATTTTTGCTTTTACTTTTGTAACATCACCTTTAGGTTCGTTGGTAGTCTGTTCTACCTCTTTTTTCTTTTTTGCCATAATATAATATAATAATAGTTAATAAATTTATAAACCTAAATTAAATCCACCTAAGGTATCATTACCTGCGGATTCAAAGTTTTTAGGTGGTTTCTCGTTGTTTCTTTGATCAATCATTTCTGATTGTTGTGTTGCTTGAATTTTTGTTCTTTCGTCTTTACGATTTTCTTTTTCTGAATCTCTTCCTTTAACAGCATCTACTTCAAGATTTTTCAATTGCATGTTATACTGAAACTCTAATTCCATTAATTGTTTTTTAAGTTCAGTTTCTTGTATTTGAGCTTGAGTTTTCATTTCAGCTTTAGCTTGTTCTAATTGTATTTGACTTTGTGTTAAAGCCTGTTGTTTTTGAACCTCTGATTGCGCTGCTGCTTGTTGTTGTTGTGCGTTCGCTTGAGCTTGGGCTTGGATATTTTCTTGTTGCATTCGTTGATCTCGCTCCATTTTCCTTTTTCGTCTTATTTTTAAGATTTGATTAGCAAGTTTAATATTCTTAATCTCCCTAACGTCAATGGCATCTTCTAAATCAATACTTTGCTGTGCGATTGCTTGTTGTATATTGTTTTCTAATAACATTTTTTCTTCTTCGTCTGGAGCAAGTTCTATAAATATACCAAAATCATATAAATGTAATTGACTTATTTCTTCTAACGTAGCAACGTTATGTATACCTATACCTCTAACAAACGCATCTCTTGTTGGTGAATATTCTATAACATCAGATATTCTAAGTGATAAACACTCTGCGGTTTCAGCAGTTAAGAATAATCCAGCTTGTAATATATGCCGAGTTGCTGTATTAGAGTTTGCTGCAGCAAGTTTTTGAACACCTACTAAAGCATCTTTATCTGGCGTACTACCATCTCTAGCTTCGTTAAGACCGGTAACATCTCTAATCATTTGTAAGTAATAATTATAATTACCTATAAGAGCTTGCATTTTTTGTCCTCCAGCACCACTTTGTATTTCTTGAACAGGCATTTTTGCTGGATTCATATCGCCTTCAGAAGTAAAACTTCTACCAATAATAGAACCAGTTTGAAAAAACATATTTAGAGCTTCTTGTGGATTGTAGTTTGTGCCGTTACCTAGATCAATTTCAGCTAAACCATCAGCATCAAGATAAATACCATCTGGCGTCATTCGCGACATTATTTGTTGTAATTTCAAATGTGTTAATTGAATCATATCAGCAAAACTTGTCATTCTTCCAACTAAACTCTCTATTCTTCCATTGTACATTCTAGGAGCAACAATAGAATAATTCATTTTAACTTTAGTATAATCACTTTTAGGGCGCATCATATTTTTAGCCATCTCCCATTTTAAAAGTTCCTCAGTACCAAGTATCATAGCTCCTTCATATAAACACTCAATAGATCTAGATACTTTACTATACCCACCCTCTTTGTTTTCAGGTGGATTGAATGAATCGTCTTTAGGGATAATTTTATTAGCACCAGAACCAGTTTCTTTTACTTTGTAAACTTCATTCATATAAGTTTTATAGTTAAAATATAAAACTTGCACTGTATTACTGTCTAATTTAGAATTATACATACCATGTCGACCTCGGTTAATCGCGTGCTTTTTGGTTATTTTTTCTAAATCTTCGTGTTCTAAATGAGGAAATTGTTTAACTAATTCGTTTATAGGAATATCTTTTACTTCACCAACATAATATATATCGTCAAAATATGGTGAATTTGTATGAGAATAAACTAAATTTGCTGGATCAACATAATCTATAACAACACCTTCTGAGGTATTAAATGATGTTTTAACCGCACCGATTCCACAAGTTGTTAGATCATAGTAAAATCTTTTTTTAATTAAATCATATTTACTACCATCTAATAGAACGTTAATAGCTTGTTCTTCTGCTAATTCAACACCCTGCTTATAACTAAGTTGCATGTGTAATTTTAATTCTTCTTCTGTTTCTGGCAATTGATCAGCGTTATTAGTATATAAATTTACACCAAACGCTTGTTGCGCATAATCATTTAATTCTTTACTACGCATGTCTTCTAATATAGATTCCATGTACGCGGTTCGTTTACCTACTCCAAAAGGATCTTGAGAGTACGCTTTTATATCATACATTCTATCCGCCATACCATTAACTACTATATCTACAAATTTAGGTATAATTGGAACGGGTTTCCAATCTAAATTTAAATAGGACAAATCACCATTAACTGATAACTCATCCTTATATTTTTGGATTGATTGCTCTCCTCTAGCGTAAAGTCTTAGATTATGAAAACTATTTTGATTATAAGCGTATCTATTTTCACTTTGGTCAAACCACTCTTTTTCAATAGCTTTAGCAACTTTCAATCCATATTCATAACTTAACTTTTCTACATCGCTAACGACTTGACTTGGAAAATGATTTTTTATAACTGACTCAGCCATATTTATTCTTTAATTAATTTAGACATACTACCTTTGTTTTCATATTTAGAGATTTGTATGTTTAATTTTGGTTTTTCAATTTTTGCGTTTGGAGCATATAAATGCCTATTGTTTGCCATAATTGCTAAACCTGAACTTATTGTCGCGTCAAACTTTGTACGCTTAGTAATATCAAATCTAGTCCAATCATTTAGTAGAGCATTAAAATATAAATCTCCAAATGTTCCATCTTGTTGCATGCCTACGTGATCTTGAATATACATTTCGATCGCAGCGGCATGTGCTTGTTTTATATCTTCACTGGAATTTGGAATTCCTCCAATTTCTTTTTCTGCTACAGACAACTTGTTCCATACTTTATCTGGTCTATTCATACTAAACCCTCTATAACCTCTTCTTCTTAAATAATAAAGTAATCTAGGTTTGTTGTTCTCACATAGTATTGGCATACCATAAAAAACTATTGCCATTAAAACATCTTCAAAGAATATCTCTGCTGTTGGTGGTCTTGACAAGTATTCTAAAAAGAAACTATTTACTGGAACATCTTCCATTGAAAATCTTGTTAATCCATGGAGTGCTCCCTTTGACCCTTCACCGTCAACCGTACCAGAAATATCGTAACTGTCACACCCAAAAGCACCAACATGCTCATTACCAGGATACCGTACACCGTTTTTTAATATTACTCTATTTTGTAATTCTGTTTTTGGAACCCAACTTGTTTTAAATCTACCGTTTTGATCCGGATAGAATATAACTTGTGTATCTTTTACCCCATTAACCCATTGGAAATTACCTTTTGTAATCCCAAGGGTTCTAGACATTTCTTCATTATAATCTATTTGTTCATATATCTTAACTAGATTAAATATACTCCCTTTTGCTTCATCTCTAAACGCGTGTTCGGTAGTTTTAGGGAATTGTCTATAAAACTCATTTAAAGCATCATGATCTCCTTTTAAACCATCAGCTTCATTTTGCCAATGTTCTACAATACCTATATCTATTAGTTCTCCATCTGGGCCGAGCACATCGCAGTCTGGTGTATCAAAAACTGGAATTCCGTACTCATCAAATCCTTCGTAGTTCCATTCCATTGGGATAAACAAAGAATATAAACCAGACTTCGTTTGGCCATTTCTATTTCTCTTAGTGACATCTGACGCGTTATATAGTTTTTTAAAATTGTCTCCACCTTTGTCTAATGCATTTGAAGTTGAGCCCATCATACATTTACCAA